ATAAAAATGACCAATGGTGGAGCTAATGGCGCAAGCCTGACCACCCCCGCGCAAGCGGAGTCGCCGCAAGGCGAAGCACAGTACTCCCACGGCGTTCGTAGGAGTGCTCAACGGTACTTAGATGGCAAGGACAAAAGGAAACCAGAACAATTGCCACAAGAAGTTTTAGATTGCGTAAATCGCATGGAAGCGAAAGCGACCAACCCCACTAAGCCGGGTGGGAGTGCGATACGCAGACAGCAAGCGCGGCGACTGGAGGTCGCAATATCGAAGTCAATGAGCGCTGCTGAACAGCCACAACGTCCCATACCGAAAGAACTACCGAAAGATGGCCGAGCTCGTCGAGCTGCAATCGACGATAATCTAGATGCCCTTACTAAATATAATTCAGAAATGAAGAAGTGGCAACATCGTGAGCGAGAGCTTTCCGATAAGATCACGCGTTTAGAAGCTGCAATAGATGCCAAGACGCCATCCTATGCTAAGCAACAAAAGCATAGAGCCGAGGCTAAGCGAGCTGCTGAGAAGAAACTGAAACCGCAGAAAGAATCGTGTTTTCCGATGCGCAGAGGGAAGAAGGAGCCGAATACCGCTGGGTTGGCCTGTGGGCCATCTCACAAAAAGACTACGAAGCCAATGGGCCGCGTGGTCACATCCGCGAAGGCAATCGCGGCTGGCTCTGCCCCGACTGCCACCACAATTGCAACGGAATCTCCACTGCTTTGGAGCCGGGTAGCGTTTCGTGCTACTATCGATCCTGTGGTTTCTATGAGACGGGCGTCTATGTGCGATTTGAAAAGCATTATCGCACCCCAGCCTGTAATTCAACGTGCAGCTATTGTGCAAAGACCACACGGCGAAACGGATCGTGCTACCCGCTCCAGAGTCGAAGCGGAGTACCAGGCGGAACTACGTCGGCGTCTCACGGAATCCCGCGAGACGAAGCGAGTAGTGGAAGCGGAATACCAACGAGAGAGGCGAGTGACGAAAGAGAAACAAGACTTGAAACGCCAGCGAGAGCCAGCTATGCAAGCGCTTGTGGAGCAGGAATATCAAAACTTTCTGCGTGATCGCCAACGTTGTAGAAATCAGGAGGTGCTGGCAGCGAAAGCTGCTCGACGCCAACCAATTGGGCCTGCACCGAGCCCAAATCCGAATTCTAAGAAACCGCTACCGATGGAACTCCGACGCAAATCACCTGCTTTGTTGACGGAGGAGCAGAAAATAGCAGCAAGGGCTGCTGTGTATGAGCCAAAGGAATTGACCGGATTCCTACGACGCTTTGCTCTACACCAGGTACGAACAGCTGAGTTACAAAGGAACCTCGTGCGCCAAGCCAACCAATGGGTTGATGGGCATGATTGCACTGGCGTTTCTCAAGCTGACATAGCAAATCACATTGCGCAAGCTGTGACATCTGTTATGGTACCTGATAAGGCGGAACAGGAACATAGGCAGCACCTGGCAGAACCCACCGTGCAGACCATACTGACTAAGCAGGCGAAAGCTGCTAAAGGACAGTTAGGCCGGCGCTGGGGATTCAAGAACCTCATTTTCAGAAGAACAATGAAGGCTCTGCCAGTTGCTGCGATGACCTGAGGGGACTTGAGACACACTGCCGTCTGCCTTGCTCGCGAAAGCGAGCAAGAACCACGTGACGGCATTGTTGTCCGGCATAAGGTGGATCAACGTAGCTATTGTAATAGGCGAATAGTTACACAAGTATTTCCAACAATCCTTGATCTCACTGAGCCGCAATGCGCCTACGCAGAATGTGTGCACAACACGAATATTGCAATGGTCGAGAGGCACTATGCGAAAGTGCCTCCAGTTGTAGATTTGCAAGCCTTAGAGTTTGGTTTTAAATACCTCAAGAAATTAACACGCAAAACCGGTTTATATCCCGGAGCTTTGATGCCATGGACACCTGAGGAGGTTGTTGCTACCCGAAGAGGTGGCAAGAAAGCGACTTATCAGAAAGCTTTCGACTCCCTCTCTGAAAAGAGCCTCGATAAGAGGGATGGCCATGTCAAAGTATTCGTTAAATTTGAGGT